GCTATATTATGATATATACAAGTAGTATACAGTTACCAAAGAGTAAACAGTGCGCTATGCCGTTGATACTGAGTCCAGACCTGGACTTGCGCTTAGGGTACAATTCAGCCATGGCAAAGGTTGGCAGACCGAGCGAATACGATCCAGCAGTCGCAACAGGGATATGCGACGCCTTGATTGCAGGTCACTCTCTGACTCAGATATGCACACGCGACGAGTTCCCGGCAAAGCCTACTATTCTCAAATGGTTGTGCGCGTATCCTGAGTTTGCTACCCAGTACGCCCGTGCGCGCGAGATGCAGATGGAATTGATGGCCGCTGAAATCATTGAACTTAGCGACGATAAGAGCGATGACGTTACTGGCGAGTTGAAGATGCCCAACGGTGTGGCCGTGCAACGCTCGCGCCTCATGGTTGATACACGTAAGTGGTTGATGAGCAAGCTGGCTGCGAAGAAGTACGGTGACAAGGTGCAGACAGAGATCAGCGGGCCGGCCGGTGGTGCGATCCAGACTGCGATTACAGTGGAGTTTGTGCGGCCCAAGCCGAGCGAGTAGTTGCCCCTGTATAACAATCCGTGTATAACAGTGGTTGAGGTGTTATACAGATGAGCACTCTAATGGCAGTGCGCGTTCCTGATAATCTGGTCAAGCTGATTGACGCAAAGGGCAAGCGGTCGGCGGTCATTGTGGAAGCTCTTGAGCTTATGTTTACGGAGTCGATACCCTTCGAGCATGTTCCCTCATGGATGGACTCTAAACGGAAGGTCGAGATTGTCGATAAGGGCGATCCGCATTTCGTGGAGGTGATTCCAGCCCGCTCCACCAAACCCGCGTGCTATGTTCCTCCAAGGTTTCGTAAATGAGCGTTGAGTCCATCAAGGCGCAATTCCCTGAGAAGTTGGCCCCACTGTTTGAGCCGCACCCGTACAAAGTTCTCTACGGGGGGCGTGACGGGTGCAAATCGTGGGCTGTGGCTCGCGCTCTGCTGATTCTTGGCAAAATGAAGCCTCTGCGTATTCTATGCGCACGGGAGACGATGGACTCGATTCGTGAGTCTGTGCATCAACTCCTGAGCGACCAGATCGCGCTTCTGGGATTGGATCGCTTCTATCAGATATTGCAGAGCGAGGTACGCGGCGCGAACGGGACTGAGTTTGTGTTTGCTGGGTTGAGACGCCAGACTGTCTCATCCATCAAAAGCTATGAGGCAATTGACATTTGCTGGGTGGAAGAGGCGTCTGTTGTCTCGCGCCGCAGCTTGACTATCCTATTGCCCACCATCCGCAAACCTGGGTCTGAGATATGGCTGACGCTCAACCCGGACCTGGAGACGGATGCAGTGTATCAGGACTTCATCATTGACCCGCCTCCGGGTGCATTTGTCTGCAAGACCTCCTACCACGACAACAACTGGCTTTCGCCGGAGTCTGCCCAGAAGATCGCCACCCTGAAAGAACGCGACCCCGATGCGTTTCATCATGTTTACGAGGGTGGTACCCGTTCCACGGTCGAAGGCGCAATCTACAAGGCCGAGATTCAAGCAGCGGAGCGCAACGGGCAGATACGGGAAGCGCCGTACAATCCAATGTTGCCAGTCGATACATTCTGGGACTTAGGCTATGCCGACAGGGTAAGTATCTGGGCAGCGCAGCGCAGTCCATTCGAGATACGGGTGCTGCGCTACTTCGAGGGCGACCATCAGGCAATTGACTTCTACCTGCGCGAGATGCAGACGTGGGGTTACGTCTTTGGTACATGCTGTCTTCCATGGGATGGTGGTACGATCAGCCTGGGAACGGGCAAGAGTATCGAAGAGATCATGCGTTCCAAGGGGTTCAAGACGCTGGTCAATCGCCAGTTGAGCATTGCGGACGGCATCAACGCGGTACGGACAATTTTCCCGCAGCTTTATTTTGATGCTAAGATGTGCGCAGATGGTTTACAGTACCTCCGGAGATACCAATGGGGTCCGACAACGGCTCTAGGCGTGGCACGGCGCGAACCGCTGCACGATGATGCTTCACACCCCGCCGATGCGCTTAGGACGCTTGCAGTAGGCATCAAGGAACCAGAACGACCGAAGCCGAAACCGAAGGCGGCACCGCAGAGACAATCTGCATGGAGTTGAGAATGGCAAAACTGAAAGCAGCAACCCGCAACGCACTACCTACCAGCAAGTTTGGCCTGCCTGGTAAGCGCAAGTTCCCGATGCCCGATAAATCCCACGCTTCCAATGCAAAGGCGCGGGCAACGCAGGGCGTCAAGCGCGGCACACTGAGTTCGGGTGCAGCCGCTAAGATCAGAGCCAAGGCGAATCGCATCTTGGGCAACAGTGGGTCATCTGCGGGGGCGGCATACTAATGGCCGTACCTTATCAGCCAGATCGGAAGAAGTTTGAAGCGTTGGCCGCGACATGCAAAGACGGTCGGCCAACCATGGCTCAGTTGCGCATGAATGGGATGCTGCCATGGAGCTAGACGAGCAACGCCGTACTGAGAACTTCTGCATCGTCTGTCCTCTCAAAGACATTGAGGACGCGGACATGCTGGCTTTCATGGCCACGTTGATTCAGGATCACGACCACTTGCGCGAGAAGCTGCTGACTGAGCCTGACCAGCGCAAGAGACGAGGCAAGCTCGATGCGATGCGGCCTTACTTGAATTTCAAGGCGCTGACGTGCGAGGATTATGAGATGGCTGAGGTAGCCCGTTCATGTGGGGTTCAGCCCATCTATCGTGAGCAGGAAGAGGTTGGGCGTATACCGATGCCGGAAAGCAGGATACACGAGGTGAGCCACTGATGCCTAAGTTTCTCGAAAGCAAACTCAAATCTCAGGCCCGCAAAGAAGGCTTGAAAGGCAAGGAAGTGAACCACTACGCCTTCGGAGCGATGAATAACATGGGGGCAATGCGCGGCTCGAAAGAGACAGAGAAGGGCGAGGCGATGGATGCCAAACATGCCGCGAAGCTCAAGGGCGAGGCGCACAGTTACGATTTCAACCGCAAGACTCGCTCTGTTGTATCGAGGTATAGCAAGTAATGGAATCAGAGCCTGTACGCACAGAACCATCCGGCCCAAACGAAGAACTCCTGCGCGAAATACGGGAGGACTATACCTATTTCCGCGACTTCTGGCGCGAGAATCACGATGAGGCCAAGATCGACCTGAAGTTCATCTCCGGCGATCCGTGGGACAAGGATGCGCGGCAGGAGCGTGAGGACAATAACCGCCCCGTATTGTCGCCTGACGAGTTGAGTCAGTACCAGAACGCCACCATCAATAATCTGCGGCAGAACAAGCGCGCAATCAAGGTCAATCCGCTAGGGTCAGGCGCGACTGACAAGGACGCCGAACATAGAGCGGCGATCATTCGCGGGATTGAGTACAAGTCCAACGCGCAGAGTGCATACACCAATGCATTCGAGAATGAGATTAACTGCGGATTCGGGTTCTTCCGTGTCACAACGAAGACGATCAAGGGTGGCGATGGGGATGTAGAACCACGCATCAAGCAGATTGACAATCCTCTCTCTGTGCTGCTCGACCCGAACGCACGCGAAGCTGATTTCTCCGATCAGAAGCGTTGTTTTGTGATGGACGTGATGCGCAAACGAGACTTTGAGAAGAAGTATCCAAATGCCGAGAAGCGCAGTTTCAGCGCAGAAGATATGACCACTGCGCCTGATTGGTTTCAGGCAGAGAACGTCCTGATTGCGGAATACTGGCGCATCGACGGATACGATGAGGATGGCAACGGCGGGAAGGTAACGCAGTACATCACCAACGGGCTTGAGATTCTCGAACGGACGCCGTGGCCTGGGTCGTGGATACCGATCATCGCGGCACTGGGGAAGAAGGTTTACAAGCCTGTTGGCAGTGGGATGAAACTGTTTTACTACTCGCAGATCAGGCTTGCCCGTGGGCCGCAGATGATGCTTGCATACATCGCATCGCAAGAGGCTGAGGAGTTCGGCATGGCACCCCGCGCTCCCTTTGTGGGATACGTTGGGCAGTTCGAGACGGATGCAGATGCATGGGCGACCGTGAACAAAGTCCCACGCGCTTTTCTTCAGGTCGACCCGACCGTCGATGCGGCTTCCGGGCAAATCCTTCCTCTGCCAACGCGCCCCTCATTCATCCCCAACGCTCAAGCATACGAGATCAGCAAAGAAAGCTGGCGGCGTGCAGTACAGGCGTCTATGGGCATTACTCCATTGCCTACGGCGGCGCAGCGGCAAAATGAGAAGTCAGGTGTCGCACTGGACAAGATTCAGGGTCAGCAGGCGATTGGATCATTCCATTTTACTGACAACTTCGACCGCGCCATTGAGAACGCAGGGCGGCAGTTGAATGAACTGATAACGAAGGTGATGGACACTCCCCGACAGGTAGGAGTGCGCCAGCCCGACGAATCACATGACCGCCTGCATGTTGTCCCACAAGGTTCTTCGATGCCGCAACCGGACCCCGGCCAGCAACCCGTCAGCGAAGATGATGTATTCGACCCAACAAAGGGCGACTTTGATGTGACCATTTCTACCGGCATGAGCTACCAGAGCCAGCGGGAAGAGGCGAGTCAGTTTGTCGATACGCTTATTTCTGAGATGGCGAATCTGCCCATCCCTCCGCAGGCCAAGGCAACATTGCTGGCGCGGGCAATCAGTCTGAAGGATATTGGCCCGATTGGTGATGAGATGGCCAAGATCATCGACCCGCAGGGTGATGGGGAGCCTGTACCGCCCCAGGCGCAGCAGACGATCGCCAAGTTACAGCAGGAATTGCAGGCAATCAACGCCGCCGCGCAACAGCACGAGGCTACAATTCAGCAGATGACGGCTGAGAAGAACGCGAAGGTGGTAGAGCAGCAAGGCAAGCTCGCCCAGATTGCTGCGCAGTCTAAGGCTGACATGGCGCTTGAGGACAAGAAGCTGCTAGCCCAACTTACTATTGCGGAAATCAATACACAGGCGCAGAATGTAGCGGATAGGGAGGCTGACCGCTCGGCCCTTGAGGCTCAGTTCCACGACCAGGCGCACGATGTAGCGATGCAGGCGCAGGGAGCGCAACAGCAGCAACAGATTCAAGCACAGCAGGCGCAGAACGCTCAGGCTATGCAATCGCAGCAGGCCGAAACGCAGAGCCAACAGAGCTCCCAGGACGCGCAGCAATCGCAGGATGCACAAGCTCAGCAGCAACAATCCGCTAGCCCGGCGCAAGGGCAGGAGTAATATAAATGGCAGATGCGACGGCAATACTGGAATCGTCACCCGAAGTGGATGTATCACGTGGCCCACTCGTCAATTTGACGCATGAGCAGCGCACAGAATTTCGCGCCACGGGCGAACTGCCCAAGACACAAACCAAGCCGAAAACTGAGGAAGCGGCACCCTCATCCGAGACCCCCAAGGTCGAAAGCGCAGGCGAAGCGGAAACGCCAGACAAGCAGGAGCATGTCGAACGCAAGCCCAAGCAGACAGCGGCAGAACGCATTGCCGAACTGAAAGCAACCATCGCAAAGATTGAAAAGGGCGCAGGAATTAAGACGGAAGCGGAATCGTCACCCGCAAAGCCCGAAGCCAAGCCGCAAGTTGTGGAACCGCAGTATACGCGCCCGAAGCCAAAGCCCGAAGGCAACGGCCCCGATGGAAAGCCTTATGCAACCTATGAGGATTACATTGAGGACTTGTCGGACTGGAAAGGCGAACAGCGCGATGCAAAGAACCAGCGGGAATCCAAGCAACAGGCTCAGGCAAAAGAATTCAATGCGAAGGTGGTAGAGGCCCGTACTCGATATGAAAACTTCGATGAAGTGGTGCAGCCAACCGCTACTGCAATCAACATGGACGCTGGGATTTCACCTGTAATCAAGGAGTTACTCAGCGAATCGGATGTGTTGCCGGACATTCTCTTCACCCTCGGAAGCGATCCCGCAGAACTTGCGAAGTTCGTCAAGATGGCGCGAGAGACACCCGGCAAAGCGCTTCGATACATTGCATTGACGGAAAGTCTCATCACCGAAGAACTAGAAGGCAAAGCAACGCCCAAGGCCGAAGAAGCTCCTGCCAAACCGAAAACCCATGCACCGAGACCACCCTCTGAGGTAGGCGGTAAAGCCGCTGCACCTCCTGACGCGCTGGAATCGGCTGCAAAGGCGAATGACTTCCGCAGCTTCAAGGCTGAAGCCACGCGCCGCGCACTAGCCAAGATGAAGGGCTAGAAAGGTTTTTCAGATGGCGAATCAATTTCTCGACACCAACTGGGTTTCGATGAAGATTCTGTGGATTTTGCAGAATTCTCTCGAAGTCGCCAGCGTTTTCAACACAGAATGGGAGTCTGAATTCGGAAAGAACTTCCCTGTCGGATCGTCCGTGCAGGTGAAACTCCCCCAGCGTTGGCTTGTGACGAATGGCCTGGGCTATCAGCCGCAGGGCATCGCTCGCTTGGCAACTACCATCAACCTCGATCAGGTCTTCGGCATCCACTTTGAATGGGACTCTTATGAGCGCCTCGTCAAGATGGAGCGTTCGCAGGATGAGTTGGAAGAGCAGTACCTGAAGCCCGCCGCAGTCCAGTTGGCTCAGGAGTGCGATTCTCGCGCTGCCAAGTTCGCCTATCAGAATGCTTCGGGTGTTGTCGGCGTACTCGGCACCAATTCCAGCACGATTGACTTCGCGGCTGCGGCTGACGAGTACCTGTATGAGAAGTCCTGCCCGAAGGGGATCAGGCATCTCATCGTGTCTCCGTCGCAGATGCGCAGCTACGTTGTGCCGAACGTGACGCAGTTCAACCCGGCACCTGAAATCTCCCGCATGTTCCGCACCGGCGTTCTCGGTACGGCGGTCGGCTGGGAGTGGTATCGGTCGAACTCGCTTTACAAGCACACGGCTGGCACGGCTGCAACGAGTGGCGTGACCATCACTGGATCAAACCAGTCTGGAAACGTCCTCAGCGTCACCGGAACCAGCACCCAGACGATCAAGCAGGGGGATAAATTCTCCATCCTGAACGTCAATGGCGTCAACCCCAGCACTCGCCGTGCGATCACTTCGACTCAGACCTTTACGGTTCTGACCGACGTGACTCTGACGGGCGGGACTGATACCATCAACATCTCCCCGGCGATCTATGGCCCCGGTTCGCAGTATCAGAACGTGGATGCTTTGCCAGTCGATACGGCTGCTTTCACTTTCTGGCCCGGAACCACAACGCCCAGCGGAAAGTCTGGCACCATCGGCCTCGGCCTATCGAAGTTTGCTTTTGCCATGTCGGGCGGCAAGCTGGAAGTTCCGAAGGCTGTGGAACGCGCAGAGCAGACCGAAGACCCGGACACGGGTATCGCGGTTCGCTTCGTCCGTGCATGGGATCAGCGTGAGTCGAAGATGACGAATCGCTTTGACATGTGCCTTGGTTTCGGGAATCTCTACAATGACCAGGGAGCAGTTGCCCTGGCAGGAGCGTAAATCATGGCTACTGGTGGCCCCAACAACACGTCGCCCTCGTACCCCGTCGTTGACTTTGTGCCGCAGAAGAGCTATCCGAGCTTCTCGTCTCTCGTCAATCAGCCCATCACCATCACCTCCAACCTCGCATCGGCGGCTTCTTTCACGGCTGCTCAAGTGCTGGGTGGATTCATCACCTCCAGCAACGCTGCGGCTCAGACGTTGACGCTTCCGACTGCGGCTTTGCTTGTGCCGGCAATCGAAGGCGGTCAGGTCAACTCGTCTATCCGCTTCTTTGTGCAGGCCACAACTGGCACGTCTACTATCGCGGTAGGCACTGGCGGAACCTTCGCCGCTGGCGCGACGGCAACTGTTGCGGCAGGCAGTCTCCGGGAGCTTCTCCTGGTGATTACGGCGGTCGGAGATTCGCCGTCCTACACCGTCTACAGCCTCGGCACTTCCGTCTACTAACCCAATGGGGGTGCTTTCATAGGCCCCCAGATTTTCAGGAGAATCCATGCCATACGAAATCGACCAAGAGGCACTCGACAGCCCCAATTTGAAGATTCTGGACATCAACAAGCCGCCCGTGAAATCGGTTGCTTACCAGTCATTCCCAAAGATGGTGTATCTCCATCCGAAGGACAAGTCGAAGGAGCATCGCGGCAAGGTTGTGCAGGATGCCGATGAGCTTGAGGCTGCTTTGGCGCAGGGCTACAAACTCAAGCCGCACGTCCCGGTTGCTCCGGTCGAAGATCTGAGTGAGAACTTTGAGGCCGAGACTCCTGAGTTACGTCGTGGCCCTGGCCGTCCGAAGGCTTCTGAGGCGGCATAATGGCAGAGTTGCCGAAGGGCTACTATCCGCGCAAGGATGGAACCCGCAAGGAACTGACTCCCAGCAGCCAGAGCGAACTCGATGCGCTGATTCGCATTGGATGGAAGGTAGCCTAAACAATGCCGCTCGTTATAACAGACCAAAACGGAAACCAATACTCGCTAACCGTCAACTCCACGGATGGCTCGCTAGTCACTGCGCCGATTGTTCCGGTCACTCCATCGACTGGAAACAATAGCATCACGGTTACAGCGCTGGCCATCATCAACGCAGCGGGGCAGGAAATCGGCGCACTGGCAAGCGGCGAGCAGTTTTCGAGCTACGATCAGGCGTGGGTATTGCAGAAGATGCAGCGCCTGATTGACCGCTACAACGCCCGCCAGCCGATGGTCTATAACGTGAATTTCAGCCTCTTCAATCTTCCCTCCGGGCCAAACCCTGTGACCATCGGGCCTGGGGCTACATTCGACGTTGGGCAGCGTCCCGTGAGCATTCCCTCCATTGGACTGATTCTTGCTGGCACTCCGAGCGTAGAAATCCCGCTGAATTGCCGCGACCAGGACTGGTGGGCAAACAACCGCATCAAAGGGCTGACTTCAACTTTGCCAACCGATTACTACTATTCTCCAGATTGGCAGAATGGGGGGATTTACTTCTGGCCGGAGCCAACAGCAAGCTATCAGGTGCGGGTGCAAAGTCGCCTTGTGCTGGGTCAATACACCGGCTATGCGGATTCGTTCACAATGCCTCCTGCCTACTGGGATTTGATTGTTTACGAGTTGGCAATTAGTCTCTGCCCTGGATTCCATACGTCGGCAAGCTCCGAACTCATCGCGGGGTACAAAGCTGCGAACAAGGCGGTTCAGGTCAACAATATCTCCTCTCCTCGGCTCGCCAGCGATTCGCCTTCGCAGGGTAGCGGCAGTGGACGTCCTGATTTTAACTTTCTGACGGGATTGAGCCGATGATTCGTGTGCGGGTAGGAGTCACGCCAAGGGCGCAGCCGTTCGATGAGTCCATGGACTCGCTGTATGCAGCCATTCGAGCAGCGGAAGCGGCTGGATTTGAAATCGCGCTGGAGAAGATACGCGGCGGGGCGCCTGGCTTCCAGAACTGGGGGCCGCTGCTGCACAATACCCTAGAATCCGGCGCAACTCATCTATTCCTCGCGGCAGATGATGCTCTCTATCCTCCTGACTGCATTGTTCGACTCGTGAACGCGGACAAGGACGTGATTGCAGGAATCTACCGCAAAAACATACTCAAGGAAATCCAACCTGCAACACATGGCGACGGAACGGCTGATACATTCATCAAGAGGCTAAAGGCTGGCGGTCTGTACGAGACACAGTTTTCCTCTTGTCACAGCATGACCATCAAGCGGAATGTCATCGAGAAGATGATTGCAGACTTCCCGGAACTGGCATACAAGCACAACGACCTAACGTATTACGCTCTAGCGCTGCCGATGATTATTGATGGGCTATGCTTTCAGGATGATTGGGCGTTTTCACTCCGTGCGCGTCAGAGTGGTTTTACTCTGTGGGACGATTATGGATGCAAGCTCAAGCACTTCTGCTTTGACTTCCTTGGATTCGAGGCTCTGGAGGCTACGCTGTGAGTAAGTTTAACATGATCGGAGCTTCGTATGCGGCAAGTTCTACAGCCGTGGCGGACGAAGAGACGATCAACTGGTATCCCGAATCAATCGAATCGAAGGGAGCACAGACCGAGGCATCATTCTTTGGGACGCCGGGGCTGCTGACATTCTGCACGTTCGCTAACGGGCCGGTTCGCGGTATCGGATGGACTGGGAATCGCCTGTTTGTTGCATCTGGCGACACGCTGTATGAAGTATTTGCCGATGGGACTTCAACGGCTATCGGGCCGGGAGCATTAGACGCCTTTGGTGGGCCTGTTTCAATCGTGGCAAGTAATATCCAGTTGCTTGTGACGGCTGGGGGCAGGGCATTTTGCTATCCCCTCGTCATCAATCCGTGGGCAAAGTCAACTGCGTACCTCGCCGGAACCTATATTCTTGACGCGGCTGGACACGCACAGCAGGCAACCGCAACCGTATGGACGGCACTCACCCCATACGCAATAGGATTCGAGATCGTCGATTCCAACGGCAATATCCAGAAAGCGGCAACTGCGAAGTGGGCTGCAAACACCGCGTTCGAAGTTGGCGCGGAGATTGTAGACGGCGCGAACCACATCCAGAAGGCAACAGCGGCGGCGTGGGTTGCTTCGACTGACTACGCTCTAAATGCTGAGGTAGTTGACAGCAATGGCAATGTGCAAAAGGCAATTCAGGCGCAGTGGATTGCCAACTATACGGGCACTGTTGGAACACAGATTGTTGATTCAAATGGCAATATCCAGCAGATAACGACAGCCGGTATTTCTGGCGCGACTGTACCTGTTTGGGCGATGACAGGTACGACGACAGACGGAACGATTGTCTGGACATATCAGGGCGTTTGGAGTGGCGACGCGGGAACATCGGGCCTCACTGCCCCAGCATGGGAGACTGGCGCAACGCCTGATGGAACGGGAACACTAGTCTGGATTTACCAGGGCGCATCGGCGGGCAGCGCGGGTATCTCAGGCGGCGGTACTGCCCCCACGTTCAACCATACGGGCGGCACGACCATCGACGGCACTGGAACCCTCATCTGGGCCGATCAGGGGCTTGCAACCGGGGCCGGAACCTCTGGGGCGACTATCCCAACGTGGGGTGGTACTGGCATCACGCCGGATACGGGTTATTTGGTTTGGGTATATCAACAATCATCGAATGGAAATGCTGGTACTTCTGGGCATACACTGCCAACTTTCAGCGAAACCGGAGGCTCTGTAGCAGACGGGGCCGGGACTCTGACGTGGGTTGACAAAGGGCTGCGTTTGATGGATGTGACCAGCCAACTTGCGGGGGCACCGATTAAGGCCAGGTATTCCGATGGATATTTCATTGTCATCTTCGCAGACTCAAACAAGTTTCAAATATCAGCTATTTTAGACGGGACGACATGGCCAGGGATTCAGGTCAGCGCCGTCTCTGTCTTTCCAGAGAATATCGTTTCCATCGAAGTGAGCCATCGGGAGCTTTGGGTGTTTGGATCGCAACACGCGCAGCCGTATCAGGATAGTGGCACAGACGAGGTGTTCGACGTTATTCCTGGCGGGTTGATTGAAACAGGTGCAGCGGCTACATTCGGCGTCAACCTGCTCGACAATACGGTCTTTTGGATCAGTGAAGATGTACGCGGTGCGCGGCAGGCGTGGAGAGCAAACGGCTACACTCCAATGCGTATCTCGACCCACGCGGTTGAAAAGTCTTTGTCCTCGTACAATGAAAATCAGATAGCGAACCTAGTTAGTTACTCCTACCAGGATAGCGGTCATCTGTTCTGGGTGCTTTACATCCCCGGAACCGATTGCACCTGGGTCTACGACGTGGCGCAGAGCCTCTGGCACAAGCGGGCCGAATGGCACCCAGAATCTGGGTCGTATGGGCCGCACCGCAGTTGGAACCATGTATATGCATTCGGCAAGCATCTGGTGGGCGACTGGGAATCTGGCAATTTGTACGAGATGAATCTGGGCTTTCTTGATGAGAATGGGGCTGTGATTCGCAGACTGCGCCGTTCCCCCACACTGACGAGCGAGATGGAGTGGATTTACCATTCTGAGTTCAATGCAGACTTTGCACCTGGACTCGGCCCGCAACCGCCTCTGACTGATGGGGATGGAAACCCTCGGCCACCGCAAGCAATGCTGCGATGGAGCGACAATCGAGGCTCTACCTGGTCAAATGAGCATGTAGTGGGGTGTGGTTTTGCTGGCGAATATAACACCCGCGTCATCTGGCGACGTTTGGGAAGATCGCGGTATCGTGTTTACGAGTTGGTTGTGAGCGACCCGATCCCCTGGACTTTGGTAGATGCGTACCTGAAAGCCTCATAATGACGACTCCACTCAAACCCGCGAGCACCTTCCTTGCCAGCCGATCTCCCATCGTGGACTCGAACGGCAACACCACGTTTGCTTTTACAAAAGTTTTGCAAGGTTGGGATACTAAACTTAGCAATGGCCTGAATCAACTTGGCCAACTCATTGGCGAAATTAATCCAACAACAGTTATTGCG